CCGTTCTGCCATCGTAGAAATCGCGCCCTGAATATGAGCCGTCAATGTAACCTCGGTTATCGTCTTGAATTCTTAACGGAGATGTGCCACCTAAGCCGTCAATGTTTTCAACAACATAGTTAGTTCCTGCGCCAATAGTAAGACCGTTAAATGAAAATTGATAAACTGAAACTGTCATTATTTGGCTCCTACTGGTATTCCATTACTAGCGGCTTTTGCCAATTTCTTAGCAATATCATTTGTGTTACTAGCATACACGGTATTGTTTTGAATAACCGTTGTCTTGTTAGTAGCTTTTTTGGCAGTTGCGGCAATACGACTAACGCCTTTGCCAGCAAGATTGGGGGCAATAGGTTGTTGTTGCATAATAGATTCAGGAATTCCAACGCCAGCGCCACCTACGGCTGGTTTTTTTAAGTCGTTAGCAATGGTCAATCCACCATAAACGGCTGCCGCAGTAGCAATGGCGGCGGTAGCAGCAACAATACTTACTCCACCTGTAGCAAAAGCGGTGGCAATAGCAGCAGTAGCGGCAGCTACTCTTAGTGCTTCATAAACTTTAATAAGAGTTTGTATTGCGGTGACAATTCCTGCAATTTTTGGAACTGCCCAAATAACAGCAAGTATGGCAGCAAGGGTCTTAAATAATCCTTGATTATCGCTAATGATTTTGCCTAATGCTTTAAGGTCAGGAATACCTTTATTTGTAATCCAATCAGTAACTTTAATAAGCGTAGGGACAAGCGCAGTTCCTACTTGAACTTCTAAAGCTTGAAAATTAGCTTGAGCAACGGCAATACTTCCACTTAGAGTATTTTTGAAAGCATTAGCAGCCCCGCCAGCCCTATCTTCAATAGCTTTAAGAACTTGAGCAAAAGTTGCACCTTTAGGAATTGTCTTACCTAAAGCAATACCTAAATCGCCCAAGCCTTTTGCTTGACCAATAGATGCGCGAGCAAGAAGTGTTCCTGCTTCAGCAAGTGAAATCTGCTTAAATCGAGCAAGGTCAGCAGCAGCGCCAAGGCTATCAAGAGCAAGTTTTGGGCTACCTGATGCGGCTGTCATTTTAGCCAAAGCATCGTAAGTGTCGTTATAGGTAAAGCCAAGAGCCATCATAGATTTGGCTTGTTCATCAATGACAGGTTTAGCAGCAGCAAAACTTACGCCTGTATTTTTAACGGCAGTTTCTAAATTTGCTTGAGATTTTTCTACGGCATCAAGAGTTCTAACACTAGCAATACCAAATACGGCAAATGCTCCACCAAGACCCAAAATAGCAGTACCAGCCATTTTAGAAGCTTTTTCAAGTCTGCTTAATGCCCCGCCAGCAAGCACACCATTTTTTTGCATTTTTGCTAATTCAGCATTAACCTTGCCAAAAGTAGCAAGTGCTTCGGTAGCTTTAGCCTGTATTTCAAAGATAACCGGTGGAAAGAACTCAGCCATTTGTTACCCTCTCAAACTTAAATGCTTACGCATAATTGCATAAGCGACTTTTTGGAATTTCTTAAATGCCGGTTGCATATAAGGAAATGCTTTACTTTTTGTTTCACCCGACCATGTAGGAGGCGCGTACTTGCCACCCATTTCAACAGACCGACCATAAACAATAGTTGGGCCAACAACGGCTGAGTAAGTAGCAAAACCTTGACGATACTTTTCACCACGAATAGAACGGCGCAAATTGCCTGTGCGGTTCATAGGAGGTTGTCCAGGAGTAGCTTTTTGACCTTTAGGTCTTTCGCCTTGGATTTCCTCTTTAGCGAGTTGAATAAGAGTAGTCATCATTTCGTCACGGGCTTCACGCGCACCTGTGTCTAATTTTGAAGTTGCTTTATCTACGGCGCGCATAACCTCATTGATATTGCTCGTTATCATTTTCAACCTCTTTAACTATGTTTGCGATTGAAATAACCCAATCAACGATGTAAGCAGGTTGCTCATCTGTTTCAGTTATTGTCCAACCAAACTCTTTGGCGCAATAATAATAAAAGTACTCATCATCAGGATATTCATATAGCCTGTTGCGTTGTTCTCCCCGTAGCGCCCCCTTTAACCGTTCGAGCCGTCTAAAGGGCTATCAGGGTTCTTTTCATTGGCTTCGGACTTTGTAAAGTCAGGAAAAATTGTAGATTGAACTGCATTAACTTCTGCGGCTATAGCATCATAATCGGGCATAGTTAATTCATCTAATGATGCAATATGAACTGATGGGATAATAAGGTCAAAACTCCACGATTCAACAAGAACCGCAATAAGACCATCTACCATAGAAAGAGCTTGAAGTAAGCCTTCTTGATTTGATGCTGCGCCAATAACTTTCTTGCGGTCTTTTACACGAAGAGTGCTTGGGTCGCGCAAGGTTACTGTATTGCCACTTGGGAGTGTAATTACTTTAGACATGGTTTCCTTCCAACTTGCCTTCGCGGTTTAGGGTCTAAGGGAGCGGGAAGGCGGCGCTCCCTCAGACGGTTATCTGCCTATTACTGGAATGTTCCAGAAGGCAAAGCGTTTTGTAGTGTGAACTTAATAGGAGAGTATCCTGAAGTTGAACCAACATCTGTGGTGTTACCAAGACCTTCAATATCAACTGTTACTTCTACATAATCAGTATTGCGCTCGATTGCTCCTGTTACATAAGCACCCTTTGTAAGAGTAAAAGCAACTTGAGTAGCGGTAGCACCTGTTCCTGTTGAGAAGTTAAATGTAATTGCAGGTTGTGTGTTTGTAAGATAACGGGTTAATTCTGTGTCATCTTGCATAACAAATGTAATTTTACCTTTAGCGGTTAGCGCGCCAAGAAATACTTGGTATGGAGCTTGCGTATTTCCGACACCAAAGATTGCTTCTGATGTACGGGCAAGGTCAAGTGTTCCTGTGCGAACATAAGCGATTGTTGAACCGCCAACGCTTACTGTGCCTGTCCATACTTGGGTAGGCAAAACGCTTGAGAAAGATGGAGCAGGAGCAGTAGTTGTGCTTGATGGAAAACCCATAGCTTTAACTGTGTATTCCAACATTCCGTCAGCACTAAATGTCAAACCAAAGTCTGTGATTTGGCAACCAGGGTAATAACGAGTATTAGCGGCATAAAAATCTGTAATTGTTAATGCTTTAGGTTGAGCATCGCCTGTTGAACCTACGGCATTTTTAAGAGCGATTGCGTGGGTGTAAGGAGCTGTTGAACCTGTTGTTGTAACATCTCCTAGAATACCTGCAATCCAATAACCAATGGTGTCTGCAAATACAGGCCCACCAAAATCAACTGTTGTGTTTCTGCGACCTTGAACATAGTTGTAATTTTCAACTAATGAGCCACGAATACCTGTGTCATAAAGCGGTGCAATAACATCAACAGGCTTAAATGTATTAAGTGTGATTGGTACAAAATTTGTTGCTGCTACGGCAGTACCCTTGGTTGTTTCTAAGGCAACCCCAAGGTACGACTTTACGGAATTTTGGGCTAGTGTCATTCTTCATCTCCTACTTTTGGGGCTGGCTTGGTTGATTTGCTTGGATTTACATTATGAGCTACAAAATTATCTGAGGCTTCAAATGTATCGCCGGGTTTTACTGTTGTACTTATACTTGGGAAAGTGCGTTCATCGTGACCTTCATAAGTGTATGTAGCCATTTTTTCTCCTATGCTTGAATCATTTGGGTAACATCAAATCTGACAGATGCCCAAGTTTCGGTGGAAGTGCCATCATTGGATACTGGCTCGCCATAAGAAACTGAGATGACGGGTTCTGCGCCTTGCCATACAAGGTTGCTAGATGGGTCACCGAATTGATGGTCTGAGCGCAACTTTGTTTTAAGGTTGTCAATAACGCTATCAAAATCAGCCATAGCATCTTCTGATTTGCGCTCCATTGAATGATGAAATAACTGAATAACTACGGTGTAATCAATACGCTTAATACCGCTAGTAGCTCCACCTATTGCCAAACGGTTTTCATTTTCAGATTCAATATGAATAACTGCGGCGGTGCGTGAAAGCTGAGAAGGCAGGGCATTGACCTGAAAGTCAATACGCTTAGGAAAGGCAGTAAAGACTTGGTTGATACCTTGAACCGGCGGGTTTCCAATAAAGGTAGCAAGTGTTGAGCGAACGGCTGCGCGACCTGATAAAGCCATTATCTAATCCTGCGATAAGGGGCAAGCAAGTTCATCGCAACGGCTAATTCTGAGCCTAACTTCTGCGCGCCAGGTACGGCTTCTGATGCGCGTGAGGCAACGCTCATTACCATTGAGTTATCGCCACGAACCTTGAGCATTGAGGTAGTCACAAGAATTGCGGCTTCCTTAATTGCTGGCGGTAGGGCAGAGATAGAAGTTCCTGATGCGTGAGAATAAGCAAGTGTGCCGACAAGTGGAATCGTGGTTGAGCCAAATGTATAGGTAGAAGCTACTGTGACAAACTCTGAATTAAAGCCGTCATAAATCTTGAGGGTAAGCCCTGCGGTGATACCTGTTCCGTCATTAACAGTTAGGCTAGTTTGCCCTGCGGTTGCCGTAGCAATAGTGCTGTTAGCATAACCATTGACATAAGAATACTTGAGGAATACCTCTTGGCGAGCGGTTGTAGGAAAGCCAAACTGTAATGGGCCTTGATTGGTATAAGTTGTGGCAAGCATCG